TCAAAATATCTTACTAAAACACGCAAGGGTAGTCCACAACAAAAATCACATACTACAACACTTAAGCGAGCAAAATCATTTTAGTTTTAGTAAGGTTATTAAAATTACAAAAAAAAATTGAAATTTAATTTCAGTAAAATAGAGAGATTATACAATTAATATTGAATTTAAAATGAGTCAACTGAGTTTTAATGTTCAAAAATATCGTAAAGATATATTTGAAAAACTTTTTTTAATGTTATTAATATACTCAAATAAAACTTTATAAAAAAAATTGATTTAAAATATTATTGATATTATAATTATAATATTATGAGTAAAAAAATGAATGAAGATAATAGTAATGCTAAAGCAAAATCGGAAAGAAAAAAACCTGTAAAAAAAGACAAAGTAACAAATGGAACAGATTTCTCATATTTAAGATTACCAGATAATGAAATTTTAATGGAATTAGACAAACAAAATAATAAAGTTAAAAGTGAAGATAAAAAGAATATTTTAAAAATGATTGATAAAGCTCATAACTATTTATATAATTCTGAAAATATAGAGGGTGAAGATGCATTAAATGATATTATGAACTTTCTATTCATTAAATCTATTCAACCAATTATTTCGGATAAAGAAGAAAATGGAAAAATTGATTTATTAAATAAAAATCATTATAAACATTTATATGATGATAAAGAATTAACTGAAATTTTAAGTTATTTTCAAGATTTGTCAAATTTATCTATAAAGCAATTAGATGTAATTCGTAATCTGAATGAACCTAATGATGCTATAAGACAAATGGGCGATATTTTAAAAACTCATCCACTTACTAAACAAATTTTTACAGAAAATAATTTTATTAAAGCAAGAAAAGCACCAACGATTCAAGGTTTATTAAATAGTGTAATAATACCATTAAATATTACAGAAATAGAACAAAATGAAGATGTTATTGGTGAAATATACGAACATATTATAAACGGCTATGTTAAGAAAGGCTCAAAATTAGGTCAGTTTTTCACACCGAGAAAATTAATGACATTAATATTTAATTATAAGGAAAATAGAGTTAATGAAATTATAAAGAAATTAGACGAAAAAGAAAAAATTAAATTTTACGATTCTTGTATGGGAACAGGTGGCTGGTTAGTTACTGGATATAATTTACTCAAAGATAAATATGGAGATAGAATATTATTATCTGGTGGTGAAGTTAAACCAACTACATTTCAATATGGTTTAATGAATTTAATTTTAACATTAAAAAAGTTTCCACATGAAGTAAAGTGTGAAAGTAGTTTAACTCATATTAATGATAATAAACATCATTTTATATTAACTAATCCACCTTTTCAAACCGATAAAAAATTTGAGCAAATCAAAGAAAATTTTAAAACAGATAAATATACTGGGGATAATAAAATTAAATTAGATGATATATATAATTTGAAAGATAATAGTCCACCAATTCAATTTTTAGAATTAAATAAATATAAATTAGAAGAAAATGGATTATGCTTAATTATTCTTCCATATGGTGAATTATTTTTTGGATCATCTAATAAAGATGTTAGAAAATATTTTATGAAAGAAACAAATATTACAGATATTGTTCTTTTTCCAAGTGGTGTTTTTACTCATGCTGGAGTTAAATCATGTGGATTAATATTTGAAAAAGATAAAAAAGGCACTACAGCAATAAATTTTATTCAAGCAAATAAAGAATGCACGATATTAACTAAAATAACAACTATTACAATTGATGATATTGAAAAAGAACCAATATTATCATGGTATCATAGTGATTATCTAAAAGATGATTATATTGAAAATTTATGTTTAAAAAATACAAATTTTGAATGGGTTGAATTTAATGAAGTTTTTAAATTAGAAAAAGGAAAAATACAAAGTACATCTATTCAAGAAGATGAATCTGGAGATTCTATGTTTATAACAAAATCAAAACCAGAATTATGGAAAAAAATAAAAGAAAATGATTATGATGGTGAAAATATTTTTATTGCTACTACAGCTAATGATAGAGGTCGGACAGAAAGATTTCCATTAAGATATTTTAATGGAAAATCAAAATGCAGTAATTTAATGTCTATTATTCATGTAAATGATAAATATATTAAAAAAATTAATAAAGAATTTTATTATTATTATTTAAAATCAATAAAAGAACATTTTGAAACAACATATATAAAAGGTAGTAGTAATGAATCATTAGACCAAAAAAACTTTAATCGTATGAAAATTCCAATTCCACCTTTAGACGAGCAATCTAAAATTATTCAAAATATAACTACTCTTGAAAATAGCACAAAAAATCTTAAAATTGCTATTGAAGCAAATCAGATGAATCGTAAAATGTATATGGAAGCAATGATTAAAGGTGCAACAAATAAAGGAATTAATAAAGTAATGAAATTAGGAGAAGTATGTGAAATAAATAATGGAAAAAATATTACAGAATCTCAATTTATAGATGGTGATTATCCTGTTATTGGTGGAGGTAGAAGTTATATTGGATATCATAATGAATATAATGCTCCTGAAAATACAATTACAATATCTAAAGATGGAAGTTGTGGTATAATATTATTACATAAAACAAAAATATTTGTTTCAAATCATGGATTTTATATTAGTTCAATAAATACGAATATAGTTACAAAAAAATATTTTTATAATTATTTATTATTAATTGAAAATGTTCTTTCATCATATGGAAAAGGAGCATCACAACAGGGAATAAATAAAGATGATTTATTAAAAAAGGTAAAAATTTCAATTCCCTCTTTAGATTATCAAAATAAAATGGAAGAAACATTAAATTATTTAGATAAATTAGATGAAGAATTAAATAAAATGATTCAACAAAATGAAGATAATATTAAAACTGCTTTCTTAAATTCATTAGACGATTATGGAAATCCTAATGGTTTTAATATTGATAAATTAATAGATTTAGATACAAATGAAGAAATAAAAGAAGTTCCAAAAAGAAAGACTAAATCTAAATCAGCAATAATTTAATCTTTTGGATAATATAGGTTAAAATTCATGGGTGGTATTTTTTTATCTAATTCATTTATTTTTTCTAATTTTTGTTGTGAAGTATATTTTCTATATTTTTCTTTTCCAATAGTATCAGCTAATTTACTATTCATTAATTCATATGATGCTAATGCTTCTTTTTTATCCCAATAATAATCTATATTTTTAGGATGAATATGTCTGAAACAAAACTTTGGATATTTAGTTTGTAGTCCACCTAATTCAACAATCCAATTTTGTTTTTCTTTTAATTTATTATATGAAATTTCATCATATATTAAATTACTTTTCAAAAATCTTAAGAAGTCTGTATATTTATTATAACCAGTGGTGCAATATTCATTTAATATTTCGGTTGGAATATTATCTCCATCATAATCAGTTCCTTCATTTGGACTTTCTTTATTATTACCAACTACAACAGTTCCATTATTTTTAAATATAATATCTTTACCACATTCACCAATTATATAATCCAAGTATTTTTTCAGATGTTCGTTTTTAGAACAATTACCAAATTCATCTTTATACAGTGGAATTAATAAATGTAACAATTTATTTGGATATACTTCTTTTTTCCATCTTAATCCTCTACCAATAATTTGTCTTATTTCAATATCAGATTGTCGCGGGTCTCCTAAACAGATAAAATCAATAAAATCATTGTCATAACCATATCCAATTTTACCAACACAAATAATAATGCATTGCTTTTTATCTTGTTCAAATATTTTAATACAAGTATCATCACTATTTTCTACTTCTATTTCTTTAGAAATATAAATATAAACATTTAATTTATCTTGCTTTTGTAATAACTTATATAAATTTTCAGCATTTTTACAATCATTAACATATATAATTCCTTTTTTTTTATTATTTTTAGTCATAGCATCGACAATCAAATCTTTTAGATTATGATATTCTGTTTTTTTTTCTTCCATATGTTTAACAATTGTTTCTATATTACATAATAATTCTTTATTAATTAATTCGTATACTTTTACTTTTTCTATAACAGGACCAAAAATAATTGGGGCTGTTTCAATAATTTGTGTAGGTGTTGCTGAACCAAATAATTTATATTTAGCAAAATTATTATTACTCAAAAATTCTGAAATATTTTCGGGATTTGCCCAAGATGTTATAAAATGTGCTTCATCAAATATTATTAAATCAAATACAATATCTAATTTTTTTATATTTTTTAGTAAACTATTTTGACTTTGGTAGCAACTTGTCATTATCAATTTGTCATTAGATTTGAAACAATCTTTAATGGTTTTTTCTTTGTATTGTGATTCAATATCGCTATAATGAATAATCGTATAATTATGATCTTTAAGATAAAATGAATATTTATCTTCGACTATTTGATGATTAAGTAAAATTCGCGGAGTTAAAAATAATATTTTATCAAATCTCATTTTTACAATAATTTTATAATATATATGAGTTTTACCAAATCCAGTGGGAGCGTTTATAACTGCTCTGTTATATGTAAATAAAGCATTACAAATTGGTTCTTCATAACTTGCTTGTAGTTCATTTCTTAAGTTATTTTGTTGACAATGTAGCAGAGGCCTAGGAATTGTTTCTTTTAATTGTTTTGCTATTAAATTTGCCAAATGTTTTTTGTGTTGACTAACATATTCTTTGCGTTTAATGCTCTCGATTTCCTCAAGCGACAACTGTCTAGCTTCAATATTACGTTTTTTTAATTGTTCTATAATTAATGGAATAATTGATTTTTTATAAAATTCTGTTCCACCATCAATATATACATTGAAATTCTTAAAATCATAGCGTAACCATAATTCAGCACGAAGCAATTTTTCAAGCGGAACTTCAAATACGTGTGAAAACTCACCGCGCCTTATTTCACCTGTTATATAAGTTGTTTCTCTATTTGAAATATTTTGCGTTATACCTAATTTACAAGCATCATATATATCAAATGCTTCGTGCTCTCTAACATAAAGTTGTCCGGCTTTTGCCATATATAACACTGCTAATTATATTTTATACTTAATTTTAAATTAAAACATAAAATTAAAGTTATCAATTTTTTTCAAGCAAAAATATTATAATATTATAATATTATAACTATGCCTTTAAAAAATAAACACTTAACAAGAAAAATAAAAAAGACAAAAGCAAAAGGAAAAGGAGACATAGTTCCTTTTTTGCTTAAACAAAAATTAGGCAGCCTTAGTAATAAACAAAAACAAGCTACATTAAAAAATATATTTTCCAATTT